GGCATCAGCATCGGCGGCGTTGACAACACAGATCGCGCTGGCGGCGGCCTCGCGTAGTTCGGCGTCCTCTATGGCGGCGCTGAACACAGGCGGAACAGCACCTACCGTCCCATCCTCGCGCACTGTCGTATTTGACGGTGGCACCAACATGGTGATTTTCTAATGAGTGATCCGACCTTCGTCAGCGGTAAATGGCTTGTACTGAAAGACCCGGATGATATCCGGTTCTACAAGTTCGACTTCACGAATGACTTGACTGACTCGGGCACGACGGCCGCGTCAGCTGCAGCCATTGTCGCTGGCGTTGCTGTGGCCATTGCCCCCGCCATTTTCGGCAGTGTGGTTATCGTGAAATTGTCAGGGCTCGACACAACGCAAAATGCGCTCAATTTCTGCACGATCCGGCTGACCTGCGCGAACGGTGAGCAGATCGATCGCACGATGTGGTACGTGCGGGAGGATCACTGATGGAAACCTCGTACAAGATCGAGCCGGGCGTGACGGATTACGGCACATTCAAGTACGTGAAGGCGCTCGATATCAAGCAACCGAAGCTGAATAATGGATCGACGCCGAGCATTGCCGCAGACGCGAGCCGGATCAAATCCATACTGGGTCGGCCGAAAAAGCGCGCGAGTGAGATTGAGGCCTTTGCTGTCGATTTTTCCAGTCGCCTCACTGCCGGCGAGGTCATTCTCGAAGCAGTGTGGACGATTTCGGTCTACTCGGGCGCCGATCCAGACGCTGCCGCCATGATTTGTGGCGAGGCGGAGATTGCGGGCCCGCAGGTCTGTCAACTCATCGGCGGCGGCCGAAGCGATGCGACATACGCGCCAATCTGCACCGCGACGACGAATATTCGAGTGCTGGTACTGCCCGAGCCTGGCGACGGGATTTTGCACATCAAGGGCTGATACGGCCAATTAATAAGGAATCCGATGAAAAAATCACTAATCCTAGCCGCGCTGGCGTCGCAGTATTGGGCCATTGAGCCGCGTTACATGGAAACCATGGCCGGCATGCTGCAGCGCTGGGCTGCTGGACAGCCGGCGGCGCCCGAAGTGATGGCCGATATCGAGGCTGCCCAAGCAGCCCGCGCGGCACGCAAGCAGTCCGCAGGTAGCATCGGCGGTGGCATCGCCGTGCTGCCGCTGTATGGCGTGATCAGTCAGCGCATGTCGATGATCGACGATATCTGCGGCGGCGGCACCAGCACCGAGCGGTTCACTCAGGCCTTCCGCGACGCGATGGCCGACGAATCAGTGGGCGGCATCATCATTGACATCGACTCGCCCGGCGGCTCGGTGTTCGGTGTAGCCGACCTGTACGACGAGATCATGTCAGCGCGCGGCGTCAAGCCTGTGTATGGCGTGGTCAATTCGCTGTGCGCCTCGGCCGCCTACTGGCTTGGCTCCGCCTGCTCGCAGTTGATCGCAGTGCAAGGCAGCATGACCGGCAGCATCGGTGTCTACACCCAGCACGTCGACTATAGCGGAGCGATGGAGGCGGCCGGCGTCAAGCAGGAATTCATCTCGGCCGGCAAATACAAGGTCGAGGGCAACGAATACGGCCCGCTGTCCGACGAGGCCCGCGCCTTCACCCAGGCGCAGATCGACGCCTACTACAGTGCCTTCACCAAGGCGGTGGCGAAGGGGCGCGGCGCTGAAATTGCCAAGGTACGCGACGGGATGGGGCAGGGCCGTTGCCTGCTGGCTGCCGATGCGCTGGCGGCCGGAATGATCGATTCGATCGACTCCTTCGACGGCGCGGTCAAGCGCATCAAGACCGCCATCAAGTCCGGCGGCGCGCGCGCGGCGGTCGATGTGGCCGAAGTGGTCGCCGAGGCCGACCCGGAGATCGTCGCCGAGGTGATCGCGGAGCCGGTCGCATCCAATCATGCCGCCAAGATCGCGGCGCGGCGCCGGGCCCTGGAGATTGCCGCAGCCTAAACCGAATCACCCCCGCGAAGCCGCCTTGAGCGGCTTTTTTTACGTCCGAATTGGGCCAGCACAGGCCCGCCGCTTCCACTCCTTCGAACTGAAAGCGTCCCGGCCCCACGGTCGATTGTGCAACCCAGCAGTAATTCATCACCCGCCCCGAGCGGGTTTTTTCATTTCTACGAAAGAAAATATGACCATTCGCATCCTGCAACAGAAAAAGGCGGCCGCCATCGCCAAAGCCCGTGGCCTGAACGATGCTGCGGCCGCTGCCGACCGCGATCTGACGGCCGAAGAGCAGACCCAGTACGACGCCGCGATGACCGAGGCGCGCAGCTACGACGCCCGTATCGCTCGCGCCGAGGAGATGGCCGCCGCCGACGTCAGTGAAGGCGTGGTCGTGCCGGACAACGCGCGCATCGTTGTGAGCGAGAACGTCCTTAATGATCCGAAGCGCGGCTTCGCCACTGCCGGCGAGTTCTTCAAAGCTGTGCGCGGCGCCGCCCTGGCGCAAAGCACCGGCCACGCCGTGGACAAGCGTCTGCTGATCGGCGCTGCGGCGCCGGGCGCTGGCACGTACAACAACGAAGGTTCGGGTGCCGACGGTGGTTTCCTGATCCCTGCCGAGTTTTCGAAAAGCATCTGGCGCATGTCGCTGGGCGAGGGCTCGCTGCTGCCGATGACCGCCAACACCGAGGTCACCGGCAATTCCATGGTGTTTCCGAAAGACGAAACGACTCCATGGGGCGGCGCCGGCGTGCAGGCGTACTGGAAAGGTGAAGCGACCGCAGGCACGGCGAGCAAAGCCGCTCTCGGCACCGAGATGCTGCGCCTGAAAGAGCTGATGGTCCTGATCCCAGTGACCAACGAACTGATGGATGACGCGCCAGCCCTGGGCAGCTACCTCAGCCCGCTGGCCAGCGACCACATTCAGTGGAAGGCCAACGAGGCAATCCTCTTTGGCCCGGGCGGCGGACAGCCCTTCGGCTGCATGTCGAGCGGCTCCCTGGTGGTTGTGGCGAAGGAATCCGGCCAGGCCGCCAACACGCTGACCCAGCCGAACATTTCGAAGATGCGCAGCCGCCTCAAGACCGGCGAGCTGAAAAACGCGGTCTGGATCGGCAACCCCGACATCCTGCCCGCGCTGGAAGGCATGACCGTGGGGAATATCCCCATCTTCCTGCCGCCTGGCACCGGTCTGCGCGACGCCTACGACGGCACCCTGAACGGCCGCCCGTTGATCCTGTCCGAGCATGCCAGCGCCTTCAGTGCCCAGTCGGACCTGTCGCTGGTGGCACTGTCCGGCTACCGCACCATCACCAAGGCTGGCGGCATCCAGACCGACACGTCGATGCACCTGTATTTCGACGCAAACGCCACCGCCTTCCGGTTCATCTTCCGCATGGACGGCCAGCCGATCATGCAGGCGCCGATCACGCCACCAACGGGCAAGAGCACGAACACCCGTAGCTACTTCGTCACCCTGGGCGCGCGCTAATCCCTGGAATGGGCGGCCTTCGCGTCGCCCATGCCGTCAACTTCCTAAATTCTAAAGGCTCATCATGACCCCGAATGAAAAACTCAACGAGAAGATCGCCATCCTGGCGACGCTCGATCCCGCCAGCGTGGCCGCCAGCACCGTAGTGACCACCTGGGTTTCGGTTGCCAATTTCAACTCGATCTCCGCCCTGATTCAGACTGGCGTGCTCGGCGCTTCCGCGACCGTCGACGCCAAGCTGCGCCAGGCGACCGACGCGGCCGGCACTGGCGCCAAGGATGTTGCCGGCAAGGCCATCGCGCAGATCGTGAAGGCCTCCGGCGACAACGTCCAGGCGTCGATCGAATTGCGCGTGGACGATCTGGACGTCAACGGCGGCTTCGGTTTCGTTGCCCTGTCCGTAACCGTCGGCACGGCCGCGTCGATCCTGGGCGCGATGCTGGTCGGCTCCAGCCCACGCTTCCAGCCTGCCTCGGTCTTCAACAAAGCGTCCGTGGTCCAAGTCGTCTAAAAACCTCCGCGCCTCGGGCATTTGCTCGGGGCGCAATTCTCCACCGGATACCCAATGCCAGAAATTTGCGTCCAGGCGCCGAGCGGCGAATGCATCCACATCGATGAGGCAAAGCTTGATCGCCGCATCGATTTCGATGCCGACGACGCCAAGCTGAAAATGCTGATCACCGCGGCGCGGCAGGCAGCTGAGACGCGCACGCGCCAGCAGTTCCTGCACGCACGTTGGAAGCTGGTTTTGGACCGGTTCCCTGGCGGCGGCTGCGCTGCGCTCCAAAACGCTGTGAATATCCCGTCCTACGCAATCCAGTTGCCGCATACGCCTCTGGTGCGCGTGGTGTCGATCAACTACACGGACATGAGCGGCGCCATGCAGACCATGCCGGCCACCGATTACGCCGTCAATAGCGCCCTGGCGCCGGCCATCATCACCCCGGCCTTCGGGCGGATATGGCCGATTGCTCTGCCTCAGATCGCGTCGGTGTCCGTCACATACGAGGCCGGCTATGCGTCGCCCATCGTGGCGCAGCCTGGCGCCACGTTCAAGGTGATCGGCCCGGTCACGTGGGCCGTGGGGGCGCGCGTGCAGTTCTACAACTCGGGCGGCGTGCTACCGGCGCCGCTCGACGCCGAATCGTCGTACTTGATCGGCAGCGCGGCAAACGGCACCTACACGCTGACGGATGAAGCGGGCGCGGCGATCATATTCACATCCGCCGGCGCCGGCCGCACGTTCATCGGAGTGGTGCCCGAGGGGATTCGCAGCTGGATGCTGCTCCGCGTCGGCGCGCTGTACGAAAACCGTGAAGAGGCCGTCGTCGGCGCGCGCATCGTCGTCCTGGAACTTCCATACATCGACGGTCTGCTGGACCCATATTGCACGGGGATTTACTGATGCGCCCGGCGAACCACCGCATCACGCTCCAATCACGCAGCCCTGGCAAGGATGCGCTCGGCGGCCCGCTTTTGACATGGATCAACGTGCCCGACGGCGCACTGTGGGCCGACATCGTGCCAATGGG